CAAACGAAGTAAGGCTAGGTCACGCTGTTCATCATGGGCTACAATATCTGCAATACGCCCACGAGTACCCACAGAACGGGCACACTTTATATAGTCAAACCAAAACGCAGTAACAGGTTCCCTAGTTTCTCTTTTAATCTTTTTGCCCTGCATACCATCCCATATTTCACGTATCGTGATCTGACGGGCAATTACATGGAAGTTAGTTAAGATGTAGGATTCCCATGCATCATTGTGTAGTTTGGAATACAGAACCGTACCAGAGCCAGAGGTATTAATACGAACTGCTGTATTGAGCATTTCCTCATGCTGGGGACCACAGTCTGCTGCAAAAGAGGCCGTAATGCCAGCACAAAAAATTACCCCTGCAAAGAGAATCGCCTTACCTAATTTGAGTACATTCATTTTCTATTCTCCGTAGTTACGCTATGTCTATTACTTTTCTATTCTTATGGGCTTGCTTGAGAAACCTTAAGATCAGAACTCCATTCTCCAGTTTAGCTTCTGTCACTTCTATGTTAGGAGCAAGAGTAAATTCACGGGTAAATTTACGTTGGGCTAAACCCTTATGAAGAACATCCCCAATTTCATTGTCTTCTTTAGCATTACCAATAATAGTTAGTTTCGCGTCTTCCTCAAAAATCTCAATAGAATCTTTTGCAAATCCTGCGACTGCCATTTCAATTCTATACACATTCTTAGATTCTTCGATAAGATTGTACGGAGGATACCCAATGTTGTCGGTGGTAGGCATCCAATACTCGTCAAAGCCAACGGACATTTTGTTAAACATATGACGAATATCTTTTGTTAACGCTCTCGTATTTATGGTATTCATAGTGTTCTCCTTTTCAGCAAGATGAAGGCTCTATAAAAGCAGCCTGATGATGTTGTGAGAGGGGGAGAGATTTCTCCCTCCCCCAATGATTATGCTACAGGGTTGCCGCCCGGAGCGAATCAGTCTCATCAACGCCGGAAATATCGCAAAGAACTGCGTACACCCGGATTTTGCCAGTGGAAACATCGTTCGCACCAGCACCAACCTTGACATCAATGGTGTCAGTAGCCGTTACCCTGTTCGCAAAAGTAGAAACAGCGGTATAGTCTACGTGACCATTAGTACCTGCGGCGCAATAACCCGTAGAAGCTGCCGAAGCACCATCCACAAAGTCATCCCCAGCCGCAAAGTCAACATCAAGAACAGGGGAAGTTCCATTAAGTGCGGTAATAACTTCCACACCAGCATGGAGGATATACACTTCTGCCGGGATGTCAATCGCTTGAATGACATCATCAGCAGTTAGCGCAGAGACACCACCAGCCGAACAAACGGCAGCGATATCCACGGTTTTCTCAAGGACGTACATTGACCGCATACGAGAGCGATGTCCTGCCGTACCTTGACCAGTTGTATGATCATAAGTAGCCATGATTTATCTCCCTCTTAATCAATCAAAACGTGTTCGACCTGCAAAGCTTTGGTACGCAAAACCTTGCGACCAAAAACATGCAGACCACGAACTACGTCCGCAAAGCTATCCGGGTCACGCACGAGTTCGGTTTTCGCAATGTGATTAGCAGTCGCAATACCGGACATATGCCCAGATAGAACTTTGTAGTAGTTACTAGTAGAACTGGCTGGCAGATTGTTGGTCATGTAACAAGTGAAACCCGCAATTTTGCCATTATGGACCTTACCATTACGGAGATCGGTATTACCGTCGCCCGTAACAGATGCGTCCATCAGTTTAGAACTAGACTGCTGCAATTGCTCGTAGAACTCCGGGCTTGCCACAAAGAAACGATTCTCTTCAGGAACATCGTTCGCGTGAAGACGCTTGGAGTGGTTAGCCATTAGGTTCAACGGATCAATTTCAGCGCCTGTATGTCCTACGTCCTGCCCAGAGCCATCAGAACCGACAGTCGTGCCAGCGTTAGCTACCATGTATGTCAGAATGTTCTGATCATACGTGTTCTTCAGTGCATAAGCACCGGAAGAAGTGGCTAGTGATTCCCAGTTAACATGAGAATGACGCTCTTCAATGTCATCAATCTTGAACGCAAAAGCATTCGCCTGATCAACGGTCATCGAAATAACATCGTCCTGCAAGTCTTGTGGGCTTACCACAGAACCACGGGTGTAGCTGCTAACAGTAATCGTCGGCTCAACGATGATCTTAACAGTATCGCCAAAGTTCTCAATTTCACCCGCATAATCAGTGTTCGTAATATCTTCGGCCACTGAAGCTGTGCGGAAAAATTTAAGGACTTTTTGGCTGTAGATGACGGGGGACCAATTACCATTTGGTAGATTGGTATAGCCGCCTGATGCTGGAAAAGCCATATCAGCCTCCTTATATTATTGTTATAAGTCCTGGATAATCCGACCTTCTCTCTGAGCCTTGTCAATCTCTGCTTCGTGTTGCACAAATTCCCAAGGTTTCATCTTAGCTATGTCGGATGCTCTAAAATTTAGCTCATCTGTATCAGTTGAAGGTGGGTTTCCTTTTGAAGTTTTGGAAACTGCTTCAGCAGCAGATCGCCTCGGTTTAGATTTTTTTCTGACTCCTGAATCAGACTTGTAAAGATCAATAACCCTAGCTGCCCACCGTGCATCGGTGCGGTTTTTGTATATCCCATCAGATATACTCTCAGGTTGTTCGGCTAACCAAGTAATAAACTTTTCATCTTCCCTAAGTTTTAGGAAATCTGGCTGAAGGTTAACAAGTTCCTGTTCAGCGTTTTGTACGATTAGCTCATGTTCCTGCTTCTTGAGGTCTTCGATTTTATTCTCAACAATCCTTACTCTGTCGTCTGCTTGCATATGCGAGACTGTCTCGACAACTGCATAAACGTCCGGGTACTGTTGCTTAAACACTTCTAGCTCTTCTTCAGTCTTTGGAAGTTTGAGTTGAGATTTCCTCTCCTCAACTTTCAGGCGTTCTTCGTAGTTGCCCTTTTCCAATTTCCACTGATCGAGTCTCTTATCATAATGTTTTTTAAGGTCGTCGTACCGTTTCTTGAAATTATGCGGTTTATCTTTACGAGTTAGGAAAGTTTCTTCCTCCTCATCAGAAACAGGAATATCCCCATCTTCTTGAGTGGCCTCTGAAGCTTCAACCTCTTCATCGGTGTCAATCTCTTGAGAATCCTGGTCTTCTTCTTCAAGCTCAGAAGCTTGTTCCATAAAATAGCTTGGGTTTCGATACGGAGTAGGTTGAGGTACTCCTTCTTCTACGTTGTCAGTTTCTTTGTCAGACATTACGCACCTCCTAGTGGGGCCAAAGTGAGAACTTTGGGTAGCCCTATTTGGTAATTGGCGGGGCCGATATAAATCAGGTAGCCGCCTGTTCTTACGCTGCTATTGGTGATTCACCTCTAGCACGTAATCCTGTGTTATTCCATGCGCGTAACTTTTTAAGACCAATGATCTTAACCAATTCACGAGGAATACGAATCTCTCCATTTTGCACCATAATATCCACGCCTTCTTTTTTGGATACTGATGCCTTTGATAATTTCATGCCCTTCTTATTAGCCTTCGCAAGGGAAGAACGAATTAGTTTCCTAAAGAATGGAACACCCATCAATTCAACAGTCTTTGCGTTAACTACAAAGTCTCCTGATCTGGCAGTACGAGGAACATCATCCTTCATACTATTTGGTTCTGCCCTACCTCCAGAAACAGGAAGCTCAAGACCACTCGTAGGAATTTTGTTTTTGGGTGCTTTACCTTTACCAATCTTGCCGCCTTTTCGGATGCCATCCGTAAGTGGATCATAAGCTTTTTGTTTAGGTTTCGCATATCTATTCCCATACTCATCCGGCGCAGACCAATATAAAGTAGGTTCATCACCTCCATACTCGCCAGTGCCAGCACTAGCTTTCTTAGCAACATCCCCTGTCTTAGCCTTACTCTCAACAACAGGAACAGGCTTAGGAGGAGGAGGAGGGGGTGCTGCCTTAGGTTTGGGTTTGGGAGGAGGAGGGGCAGTTCTTGAACCGTACTCAGCATAATTTTTTCGTTCTTGAGGTAACCATTCTCCTGCTGGTAAATCGGGCCTTGGTCCTGTTCCTACCTTATACTTAGACCCTGAACTTGCTGCATCATTCTCACTATCTAGTAAAAAATAAACAGGCGCTCCGGGTTCTACCTCACCCCATTTTGAATCATTGCCATAATAATTCTTTTTAGGGGGAGGGGGTGCTGCCTTAGGGGTAGGCTTAGGAGGAGCCTTTGGTGGGGGGGCAGTTCTTGAACCGTACTCAGCATAATTTTTTCGTTCTTGAGGTAACCATTCTCCTGCTGGTAAATCGGGCCTTGGTCCTGTTCCTACCTTATACTTAGACCCTGAACTTGCTGCATCATTCTCACTATCCAGTAAAAAATAAACAGGCGCTCCAGGTTCTACCTCACCCCATTTTGAATCATTACCATAATAGTTCTTTGGCTTCGGAGCGGGTTTAGGGGCAGCTTTAGGAGCGGGTTTAGGGGCAGCTTTAGGGGCAGCTTTTGCAGATGTATCGGCCTTTGGAAGAAACTTTAATGACTCTCTTTTGACGGGTGGAGAAATATAGCCATAACCGTCCTCATCTAAAACACCCTCTTTAGGTAATGCAGATATTATTGGTTGTGGTAATTTTTCCCACCCTGTTCGTTCATCATGGTATTCGTGTGTCTTTAACACCCAATAATTATTTAAAGTTTCTCGTATGACAATAGGAGGACTGCGTCCTGGACCTCCATATTCTGATTGAAGCTTTATGGCTTGTGCCATTAACTTGTCTTCTTCGGCCAATTCTTCTTTGGTTAATTTTCTCTGTATATCGACCATACCTGAAACACCTGCAACTTCCCTAATTCCCTCACTCATATCGTAAGGTTTCCAGACGCCTCCATCTTGTCCCATAGTCTCAAATTCTCCTGGAGATAACGTCTCAAGGTCTCCCCCCCCTTCTAACAGTTTAGTCCCTTCCCTAAAATCAAAATATCCTCGTGAATCTATACCTTCAAAAGCATCAATAGCATCGAAGGATTTTTGTAAGTTTCCTGCTGTCATGTAGCCAGCTTTTGCATTTATGTATAGCCACATCTTTGCTGCTTCAGCTTCACTCGCAAAGTACGTCCCAGGATTTTCTCCTTTGTAACCCTTTGGCAAATTATCATGGGCAACAAACCACGGTGATCCTAACTCTCCTACGTCATTGTCCTTCATTCCATGCCCCGGCTGCCAACCAAAATCCCCAAGGCGTTTCCCGTTATCCGGCCCAATAACGCTTTTATCCCAAACAATACCTCCTGCATCAATAGCATTGTTTATCGCGTCTATAAACCAAGTCTCTCCAAGGTCAGCAAAGTTTTCTGGAAATTTGCTTATGCCTTGTTGCTCTGGTTTAATTTTGTTATCATCTCCAACCCTAAATAGGGAGTGCCAAGTACTTCTTCCTCCACCGCCACTAGCCCCACCAAGAGCCTTTAATCCCATCATCAATGCAGGGATAACCATAGGGGCTGCTGCTGCCATTGTTGCACCCATAGTGGCTGTCGCTGCACCTCCTGTTACAGCACCTGTTGTGGCTGCTGTTTGTGCTACTCCCATAGCTCCGAACATCTCTCCCGCCATCGCACCCGATATTTGGGCAGCAGTCATACCTGCTAAGGGACCAGTGGCTGCGGATGCAACTAACTCAGCCTCTAATGCAGTTGTAGCTGCCAGAAAACCACCAGCTTCTGCTGCGGCTGCTGAAAATCCTGTGTTATCCGCAATATTTAAAGCCTCTACTTCTAATTGTACGCCACCAGTATCCAACATCTTTGGGGTAATATTAAATTCAGTGGCAGCTTCAGCAATGGCAGCTTCGGCTGCTGTAGCATCAGAGATAGCTGTAGCAGCCGCTTCAGATACTCCCTCTCCCGCAAGCTGAGAAGCCTGTGCAGCTTCATACGCCGGGGAGCCATATGTTGAGGTCAGTCCCTCCCCTATAGGATCAGCAAGTGACTCTGGATGAAAATTTTCAACGATGCTTTTAGCAGCATCCCCTTTTAAGCCGGACAGTTCTGCACCAAAATCCGCCATGCCTGGAACATTTCCGGGAGTTCCATATTCAGAGGCAAACTGTAAGGCATTATTAAGAGCATCCCCCCCTAAACCCATTGCTGATTGTAGATGCCCTCCCGCATATGCCTCTACAGTATTCGCCATCTTCCCGGCGTCACTAAATTTTTCTATTGCCTTCTTTACTACCTGTTCTCCTACACTTGGACTAGCAGGTGCAACATTCTCAAGTCCTGATGTCCAAGGCAAGGCTCCTGATTTTCCTAGACCACTTCCAGCAGCAGCAGCCCCATTGGAATTTCCTAAGAGGTTTGTAGCTAATGCTCCTGCACCTGCTGCCAAGGTAACAGGAAGGAGAGAAGCTCCTAATCCACTTGGATCGCTCTTGCCAAAGTTATAGAAAGCGTCAGATGCTGTATTGACGCTATTTGCACCATAAGGATTAAATGTCCCTATAGGAGCAAACCCCATACCTCCCGGATTGTTCATATACTTATCGTATATGTCAGCATCCGGCATAATTTGTATTTGGTTAGGTTCTGCCACTTTCTGTATGTCTATCCTTCTTTGCTGCTTCTACAGAATCTTTAAGTCCTAGGAGGGTTCCCAGTAAAGTTGCCCTCCCCTGGAGTCGGCGCATTTCCAACTCCAACGTTTCCACCCCCAACGCCTGATGCGTCCATTGGATTTGCTCCTGGAGGTACTCCTCCAGCGCCTCCCATGCCTGGGGGTTGTTGACCAGCGCCCCCAGCTTCGTTGCCCTGTCCCATAGCATTTCCTGCAAGTCCCTTCAATATATCAGCAAAAATTGCAGCTTCATCTTGATTGTTAACTAATTTATCAGGATCAATATCCTGACTGATTGCCAGTTCCCGAATAAGATTTGGAATCTTAATGAAAGGAGCAAGCATCGGATTAGATACAGTCTGAAGCAAAGTGATCAGTCTTTGCGACCTGACCTCTTTCTGCATAACAGCAGAAGTACCTCTAGGTTTAATCTCAAGATCACCGATTATTTCTGGATCAGTATCATTGAACTGCATATTCCACTGGAAAAATGCTTCACCTAAAGGTTTCAATAGAAAATCGTCTACATTCTTAATAACGGTCTTTACGGAGATGCTGGCAGAACTCAATAACATGGACAACCCAGCAGCAGTTCTTCCTGTTCCTGTTACCCCAGTTTGTCCATGCATTATACTGGGTAATCCTGTTTCTTCATCAGCAAGTTGCCTTGCCTTGTCATACATTTGAATATTCTCACCTGCCGTGTTAGGGAATTTAATTCCCACAACAGCCTGACCGGCAGCGCCTGATTGACGCCTGAAGATTTTACCT